CGCTTAGTCTTGAACCCTACCCGCTGGCAGATCAGTTCACCCTTCCTAGGGCGACGGGGGCGGACGGTCTTGAACTTGAACCCTGCTGCCTCTAGGTCTGTCTTGGTGGCGGTGGCGAAGTTCATGCTGTGTGCTGTGTGTGTGGTTAGTCTACAGGAAGGGGGGCGATCAGGCAACCCCGAACACCAGATCAGCGATGGCGTCGGTGATCTCGGTGGCACGACACCACTTCATGGGGGCACCGTGAACGGGGCACATCCAGATCATGCAGGGTTCGCCCCACTGCTGAGCGATACGGTAGGCGTGCTTCATGTCGGTTGCCCACATACAACCGTGGGCATCGAAGGTCTGCCAGGCGGTGGGTTGAACGGCGATGGCGTTGGTCATGTGTCGTTTGCTGTTGAGAGTATCCTACAGGCAACCCCGCTCAGTGGCGGTCGGAGATGTGCCAGTTGGTGGATTGAACCTCAGGGGCAGGGAAGGGGAAGGGGCGACCCTCAGCGAATGCCTTACGGTTGGCGGCAGACCGTGCCATCATGTCGTTGTGCTGTTGAGTGTAGGATGCCATGATGGCGGCGAGGTCGATCTGTTTGTTCATGGGTCGTTTCGTTTCGATGTGATCAGTCTACAGGGTCGGTGGGTCAGATCGGGGGGAATGGTGGACAGTGCCTCGGGTGGCACAGTGGTTTGGATCAACCGCCGCCGTACTCATAAGCAACAACACCAGCAGGATGTTTCACGTCTTCGATAACAATGAACTCCCCATGCTTATCGAAATCATCAGCGTGGTATTCACCAAACTCTTTGATAAAGAACTCACGGGCATGTTCTTTAGATTTAGCAGCGATAACTGCCATGCCAGCGGTATAATCGCTCAGGACTTCGTTGATGATGTAGAGGTTCATTGCTTTGTTGTTCATGCTGTTAGTCTACAGGGTCAGCGGCGGATCAGGTCACCTGCTGTGTACAGTGCCTCTGCTGTCACATTCCGAACGGGTTGGAGGGGTTGCCATAGGATGATGGCGGCGAGCACGATTAGCAAGGTCTTCATGGTACGTTTGTTCTTCATCGCTCCAACTGTGCCAGACTGCTGGGGGCGATGTGTGAGGGCGACCCACAGGAGCGGTAGAAGTCTACCATACGGTCTGCCTCCTCTTTAGAGGTGAACCACTGAGAGCGCCACTCACACTCATTGTATGGGGTTTGGTAGCGAACTTCGAATCTCATGGGTTTGTTTGAACTGAGGTCAGTCTACAGGGTCGGGATGGTAGGAAGGGGGGCAGACTGTGCCACCCCCTCGATTGTCACTCAGTAATCGGAGAACATGTACACGGTACGATAACCTACCTGACAGGCGGTGTAATCGTAGCGGAGAGATGAATCGTAAGTTGCCTCCCAGTCGATGACAAGGGCAGAGGGAACATCACTGATCTCGTTATAGAATTCTTCAGCGAAGTCTGCTGTGCTTTCGTACTCACCACGGTACTTTTCATCACAGCAGTCAACATACGAAACGTCGCCCATTTCGTCAATGTAAGCATCAACAGCATCATAACCTATCGCTTCACCACAGCGAACATACTCCTCATAATGGTTAACGAAGTCAGTCTCATTGTGCTTGTCGATGAACTCAAGCATGTCATCGAGAGCATAGTTCTCATCGAGCAACTCATCGATCTGGTTAACAGTGTGAGCGTTGAGAACTTCTTTGTAGTTAGCGGTGAGAGTGATCGACATGTGTTTGTTTGATCTGAAGGTAGATTACAGGGGATCGGGGCGAGAGTCAAGGGGTGGGGGACACCCCTCAGACTGTCACATACCATTCAGGAAGTCGGCAAGCGCCTCTTTATACTCTGCCTCAGTCTCAAAGGTCCGACCGTGGATAGTACGAGGGTACTGTGCCTTAGGGGCAGGGGTGGGCACATAGTCCCGACCCTTGGCGATGATCTGAGCGATGTAGGGGTTGTTTGTCATGTAGACATTATAGGCACGGGTCGGGACCGATCGGGGCAGATGGTGGACACTGTGCCGACCGTCCACCCGCGGCCGCCCAGTTTGTATACCTAACTCATTCTTGGGTTGTATAATCAATCTCAACAATACAATCTATAGAATTGTCCTCTATTTCATACAACTTTTCAATAGAATTTTGCTCAATCATCTCGTGGATCACATACTCTTGAAAAGTCATGAATTTAACCTGCTAAGTGACAATTACTATTTAACTCTATGATATACAAATTTCAATACTTTAATGCAAAAAGAAAACCCCACCTTGTTGAAGTTAGTATACTCAACGAAGGTGGGGATGTAAGGCATTGTGTAGGATGCCAATTCAACCAAGTCTCATGGAAGAACGGAAGGGAACAGTTATAATCTCGGTGCCAGTGTTCAAGTTAACGAACCATTCAAAGTTCTTTTGAAACACACATTCACCACTCATTCCATGCTCTGCCAGAATAGCATTCAGGCGAGATTTGGTAGTGTTCGATTGCCAACCACCGTCAAACAAACGGATGAAGTTGTCACCAACCTCGGCAATCTTGTTGCCATGAAGAAACACGTGAGACACAGGAGTGTTTACACCATCGTGAGAATGTGCCACCATAGTGTTGCCCGACTGCCAATCTTTGCTCTCGCTGATAGCAGCGTTCATCTGGCGTTCGATCTTCCTCATGGGTCGTTTCGTTTGAACTGAAGTCAATATAGAGGGGATTGGGGGCAGAGTCAACCCCCTGTGGACACTTACTTAACTGTCACACTCCTCTAGCAGATCTGGGTTGTATTCAGTAACCTCAGCAATTAACTCCTCTGGAGTGTAACTGGTAAGATTCTCCACCAGAGTATCAAACACAAACTGTTCCATGGTTTTCATGTCCATGCTGTCCATGATTTGCTCAGCATAACGCTCAACGAGGATGCTGATGTCGTCGGTCCAAACTTTAGCGTTGTTCATCATTTCAACCACCGATAACAGAAACTTCGATCTCTTTAATGTTCAACCCACACAGTTGATTGTAGACACGTTCTTGAATCTTAGCACACACATTGTTTTTGTTATCAACCTTGGCACGTTCGTACCAAATAGTACAGCAACCATCGTTAGTGGCAACGTAGATTCGAATGTCTTTCAAAGGATCAATTCCTGACGACTTCTATACAATACACCATCTAGGTGCCAGTGGGGAGATTAGTGGACAGTTCAATAACTGTCATAGGTGTCATCGTGATCTCGAAATTTTGGTGTACGTTTTTTGTTGGACTGATATCGACGGGCATTCTTTACGTCGTATCCAAAGTCTTCGTACTCATCTTCAAATTGTTGTTTGAGAGATTGAGTGGAATTCTTGTTAGTCTTAGCCATTAATCTGTTTTAATTAATAATTCAATAACAGTTTATATTTATTATTCTACTGTAATATCAGTAGTAATTTCTTCAATCAATTTATCTTTGATTGCTTTATTAATAAAACTACCAACTGATTCTTCTTTAGCAATAGTATCTTGTAGTTTTTCTACAAATTCTTCACTATTAATGAAGTAATTGTATACTTTATCTGAAGAATTAAAGACAATTGTACAATCATTGTCATTTACTTCAATTTCTTTAATAGCTGAGCTATCTTTAGTTTCGAAAAACATGAAAAAAACGGTTAAATGTTAAAAATTAAGAATTTGAAAAACTTAAAAATCTCAAAAAGTCAAAAATCTCATTTTCTTAGTTTTCTTAAAATTTGAGATTCTTAGATTTTTGACTTTTTGAGATTTTTGAGATTTTTGGGAGATTGAGGCAGTCCTCACCTCTGCCTCTTGGGGGGTCCTCCTTCCTCCCCCCTGGTCTCCATATTATAGAGCACCTGAGAGGCGTCTCTAAGGACCTGTGTGACACTTTGAGGTCTGTCCAGTGGTAGTTGACGTTCGGTAGCGAGCGTGCTAAGCCAACAACCACAGAGCGCCTTTAAATGTTTTTAACTCTCTTTATACATCACTTAACCTATATTTTTTAATACATTCTTTTTCCACAGGTTTTTCCACAGTTTGTTCCGTAACTGTGACATTTGTTGTGGAAACTGTGGAAAAACTAGGTGGTTTAAAGTCATGTGGTGGTCTATAGAGATTAGGCCACGTATCATAGATGAGTTCGTTTAATTTGTAGTTGTTAGTATCCTGTGGTATCATCGATGAGTAATTGTTTATGACGCTCTAGCCCTTGTTTAATACGAAGGTCATGATGAGTATCTATTTGATCTTGTATTGCTTTAAGTTTAAATTCTTTGTATGCTAGGTAAGCAGTATGAGGATCATTAAAGTAACCAATCTTTTTACGAGTGTTGTTGTAATTAATTTCAGCAACAAACTTTTTATGATGATTATAGAATGACACACCTACAGGACAAGATCCTCTTGATTTCTTTTTATGTGTTAGAAGTTTATTTAATGATGATGAGACGAATACACAGGTATCAGGGCCATAGTGTTTATTACCTGGGAAGATAATATCTTTATCCAATTGCATATTTTTAAAATGATCAGGTGATGTCATACCTTGATCAATACACCATTGTTTAAAGTCCATGAAATAGTGCCAGCGTTCATCAACTGTACATCCTTTATAGTATGGAGAATTACGTTGAGTTGGTATACTATAGCAGCGAGCGAAGATACGTGCCCAGGTACGATAATATGGACATGGTTGTTTCTTACCATTAATCCATGGTTCTACAACGTAATCAGCATTGTTATGCCCAACACCATACAATAACTTTTTCATTTGTCTCCTAGGGTATAATCTTTTAGGGTTGCTTTTTTAGTGAGTGTATACTCATGTGATGTAAGATTAATTAGATCACTAGTAATACGTTCTACTACATCTAGGCATGATCCTGGCATATTAGCATAATTACCAAATCCAGGTCCATAGAGAGCATCTTTGACCTTATCCATCAGTGTAGTGTATGCTGTGAGTTTATCATCAAACATATTAACATAGAGATCTTCATCAGTTGGTGTTTCAAATGGTGGGATATCAATCATGTTCGTGAGAATAATATACTTTAAGATCAGTTCCGCTGATATTCATATGGTAAATCTTACCATCATCCATGTAGATACCTAACCACACATGGCGTCCTTCCTCCATTGTTTCGTAGTGTAGCATTCTAACACGTTCTAGAACTATTTCGTCTGGGTTTTTAGTAAATCTTGACATCGCTGAGTAATTACATCAATAAAATCTTGTTCAGTCCAGGTATTAAGGATTGATTCAACAGGATCATTTTCATCCCATGAGATAGTGAATGATCCATCCTGTTCTTCTGTACATTCTATCATGGCTTTTTAACAACGGCAAGGAGTTTTTGATTAGGATATTCTTCTTGGATAAGATTTGCTGCTTCAGCATATGAATCAGCAGTATGTACAATATAACAATTTACTGTATGAGTTTGTTGATCATAGAGTTGTACTTCATATGTCATTTGTTCTTCTCACAATACAGGAAATACTTATACTCGGCAACTTGATGTGGAGCATAACGTACCACATCACATTCTTTGTACTGATCAACCACTTCAAATGATGCGGAGGTGATTGGGTTATCACCAGAGGCAACTTTTGCTAGTACCAACAGAATAATAATGAATACAATGGAGGTGCCAATGAATACACCAACACCACGGAGAAACTCTTTGAGAGCATACTTATCTTCTTCAGTCATCTCTTGTAGAATTCAATTTTGAGTTGTGTGATCAGCAAATCCAGTTTGTCGCTCACTCGTTGAAGTTGATCTTCAAGCATATCCAAACGATGCTCTGTGATGTGTTCTTTTTTGATTGACATTGGATCAATTGTTGCCATTGTTCCTTGTAATGAATTGAGTAGTGGTTCGTCAAACATCATTTTTCACTCGTTCCAAATAGTTTCTACCTTGATCATACAGATTATCAATCAGATCATTGATATCATCCGTGGGAATACTATCAAACTCATGGTTGAGATTCTCACAACGTAGCGCATCAAGCATACACTCCAATGCCATTGCTTGTTGAAACTCAGGCGTGATAGGTGTACCATGTGACAGACCAGAGCATTCTGTGTTGTAGAATTGATTGTAACGCTCTAGGATACGTTCAGAACGGAATTTACGTTCAATCTCTTGCTCTTGTTCAAGTCGCTCAATGTATGCAAGTTGACCAAATGCAGGGCCATTCTCTTCATAATGACGATCAAGTGCCTCCATTGCTTTACGCTCTGCTTCTCGATTTGCTGCCTCACGACGTTCTGCTTCTTCAAACATAGCATCAGGATATGGTTCAGTCATAGGGTTGTTGGGGATCTTTCTTCCAAGTATCAGTATAGCATAACCATTGCTCTTCGTGTGGTGACATCTCTGCTGTCCAATGATAACCATTTGTATCAATGGCATCTAGGTAGTGGATACGTGTCTTAGGATCGATCACTCGTGAGATTGTTACAAACTTTGCTCTTTCCATCATTCAAATCCTTCTACTGGGTGTTGTTGGGGAGGATCTTTCCAATCAATGATAGCATTGACGAGATCAATTAAGCAAGCATCACGACCCTTAAAGGATGATGCTACGAATACATCATCCCACCAGTCAGATACAATATCATACAGTTCTTGTTGTTCTTCAGTCATTCTTCATCACCCCATTCAATTTCTACTGGTGGTTGGTCTTCTGTAATAATGGTAAAGTTTCTCCATTCACCATCCTTTGCTTCTTCTTCTATTGTAGTGAGGAACTCTTCTACTGCCCAGTCATAAACACTCTCTTGTGTTGGTTCTACATCCCAATCTTCAAATGTTTCTGATGTTGGTGTGAACATCATAGTCCTCACATAAGTAATTGTGATTGGACGAAATTCAAGTTTCTTCATTTCAGTTCATCCTCATCTTGTTCAATTTGAAAGATAGCATTGAGGAACTCTAGAGCATACTTACCTACAACCCAGGCATCTTTATCCTCAAAGAACCGATCACCTATGGTTCTCATATCGTATCCTTCTTTGTCTTTATCAAAGAAAGCAATCACATAACAAGTTTCAGGTTTGAATCCATATGGATCTTCATTCCACTTGACGAGTTCATACTTGTTGTTGACTACACTCCAACGGAACTCTATGTTACGAAATCTCATTCATCAATCTCCATAATCTCAATAACAGATTTGATCTTTTGTAGATCTTCAATTCGCTGTTCCGTAATGTCATATTGTTCACAATACCAATCAAGGTCAGGATTTTCTTGATTGGTTTCTTCACGAATGTCCCATTCAAGACACTGAAGATGTCCCTGTTGGTCTTCAATAAAGTAGTTGAGCGTATCAATCATAGACATTCAATTACCTCCCAATGTGTGTCAGATTTGTCACCGAAACGATTTGTACCAGTGCGGGTGCTAACCCAGAAGAAGTATTTACGATTCTCACTAACAAGGAACAATTCACCACCAGTATCCTGTTCTACAATACAAACAGGATTACCTTCCATCATATTAGCAAGGCGATTCTTTGCCTTGCTGCTCTTCGGTTTGACTGTTACTTTTCTCATTAGCAAGCAAGGGCACCAGCAGGGATTTCAACGATCTCGGGCAGTTTGCTATCATCAAACTCGTGCATATTGTAGCATACCCACTGACCATTACGGAAGACATAAGCATACTCTTCACTCTTCAGCGGATCAAGATACTCAGCAAGATTAGCATCAAAACGAGGAGGACAATCACTACCATAATACTCGGGTTGATCGTCATTATTCCAGCAGACACTCATATCACCACCATCAATCAGTTCTGCTGCTTTAGCACGAGTGTTGTAGTGAGTGTTGAGAATACGACCCAACCATTCGGGATAACCATCCCAGTGGTGGTAAGCAGAGACAATAGAACCGTTCTTGAGTTCGAGACCGATGCGGGAGCGGGTTGCCATGATAATGAAATAATGTGTTGGTGGGGGTGCCGATCTCCCCCTACAGCATGTGAAGGATCTTACCCAGGACCTATCCCATTTGACTGTGGGTGGTTTCTCTGGAAGGGTTCGCTTCTGAAGTTATTATAGGGCATCAGGCAAGCGTGTCTGTGTCCTCTGTGCCACTTGTTGAACTGTCACTGTCCCAGGGCAAGCGGCGCTGCCATAGCTTTAATAGTGCTTCAGATGGTTCTGGAGGATCATTAATAGCATTGAACATAGCATCATAGTCTTCCTGACTCACATAAAATGTGATTGGTTGTTGATCTAATCGTGTTCTACGCTCTTGACTGATGATAGGTATATACATGTCATCATATGGGTAGATATACATGTGATACCAACCATTATTAATCTCTTCAAAGAAGGCACAACGATCTATATTGTCATTGTAATTGACAAATCTAAATGTGAATCCATTACTCCATGCCCACAGCGAGTCTTCAATCCAGGTCAGTATCTTCTTCATCATCCCACCTATCTTTGAGTCGATCCATTACTTCATCCATAGAATATGTCTCCACCTTACCTAGTTCGATGTCCTCAACCATTTGCATCAGATACTCTAGGAACTCTTTGGGGTATACATCATCTTCATTCAACGAAACCCAGAACCATTCTTTACACTCTTCCTCTGGGTCGTCCTCCCGCATCAGCGCGTACCCATCGTACCGTGATGACATGAGATCACACCAAATGCGGAAATTACAACGAATGCTCTGCCATCCTGTCATCCAGCAGTGTCCAATCCAGTATTGCCACCAGTTCATGCTACAAAATCCGCGGAATCTATTTTATCAATTGAATCCCAGTTCCATGTACGCTCTACAAATCCAATATCAAATCCAAATTTATATGCCCAGAACATAATACTCAATGTACTGCCATTACCTGATTTGATTTGAATGTAAGGCCATGCAGCATAATCATTCCAGCTAACTGATGCTTGAATGAGTGACAAATCTTTGAATGGACGTGGCACATGTTTACCAGTATTCAACAACTGAATATACCAGTCATGTCCATAATCATACCGATGTTTGACTATTACTAAGTTCATTGTGGGCAAGACTCATAGAATACTCCTTCAATATAGCAGGCAAATTTACTCTTGTCTACCTTATTTCTTCGTTTGGTTACATGATTAAAATAACTGGCAACGGGATCGTTCGATACGATAATGGGCACGTCCACGCACCCCATGAGCAAGCAAGTAGAAAGTAGAGTAATCATGGTAAGATTTTGATGTCACAAATAGGTGATGTTACTGGTAAGTGCTGCTCGTTGATCACACACGTATCCAAATTCATTGACAATAGTTTAGCATATGTATTTGATATGTTATGCTTACTATGTTTAATTGGATGTGTAGAACAGCAAAAATACATTATATTATCAACTACTTCCATTCCCCTCATATACCAATCATTGTAGAAATATTCCACATTTAGATTTGTGAGATGATCATTTGCTCTATCATACTTGTACATCTTTCCATTGAACGTCCCCAATGTATAGATGTACTCATCAGTTACATGTATATTATGTGGTAACTTACCAATCTTTGTATACTCTTGCTTGGTGATAAATGTATCAGCATCTACCTCAATGATCTTACTTTTATTAGTATGATATGTTCTACAAAGAATATACAGAGATCCATTATGATATTTGATACTGTTGACGTGTTCTATGTCTAGTTCACGATAGTGTTCTAACGTTGGTAGAGTATCAATGAAATCATGTAATGTTACATCATAATGTTTATTTTGTTTTGTAGTTAGATTGTACACACCAACAGTATTCACGGCAGGATTACATGTGAATAAGTAATCACCATGTCGTAACATTTGATGACTGTTGACCGTGTTAATTACACCATCAAGTAAACCTTTGTATTCAAATGTATTGATATCAAAGGTAGCAACAACTGAGTTAGAGTTAACATAGATGGCATCATTATCAATAGCAATGCCATAAGGTCTAGCAGATATTCTACCAAGAGTAGGAGCTGATAGATCCTTCATCTCATCCACTAGTGGGATAATTGTGAGTTGTTCCTCATCAGTATCCCACACAGCAAATGAAGTTTGCTCATTGTCTATCGTAATTATCAATCTCATCTTCTACTCTTCTCAGTACAATTTGATCACCCTCTACAATCCATTCAAGTAAATCATTCTCTTGCCAACCAAGTTCATCTAGGAAATCTGCTGGGATAGGCATGAACAGATCTCCATTCTCATCTTCATCGAGAATAACAGTATAGTCTGTATTCTGGTTTGTATCTGTCGATGTACTTTCTAGCATGGTTCTCACATTGGAAATAACAGGTTTTCTTTTCTGACTGATCTTCTAGACGGTACGGGAATGTATCCACATAGGGGAACAGTTTTAGATCAGAAGAATAAACGAGGGGTTCGTTCGTCTTCTTCGTCTTTGCGGATGAACGCTTGGGCGTTGGTGATGTCTTGCTGGACTTCTTCTGGGGTTTGGTTGATGTGGTATTCAGTTTTTCCAAGTTCTTGCTCAGTGAGCGTTGAGTCTTGGATGTTGCTTGTTTCTTTGCTGGCATCGTTTTTCACTTATTCAAGTCCAATCAGATCTTCTTGTTGTTGGAGTACAGTGCCCATAGGACCTTTCTTCAGTTGTCCCCATTCTGCATCACGCTTCATAAACTCCTGGTATTTCTTCTCCAGGTCTTCATCCATGGTCAACTCATACTCTTTACAGACCTTACGCTGCTCTTCTTCATTGACATAATCATTAAAGACGAGAGACATAGCACCAGAGCGAATACTGGCAGGACACATACCAACACAGAGCATGAACTTCTCAAACAGTTTGAAATACTGTTTGGCATTAAGATCAGCAGCAGGAGCAGTGATCAGATAATGCTCTTCTGGGATGTAGTCATCAGCATCCAAGAAAGAACCATAGGTATGGGTGAATGTAGCATCAAACTTGAATTCAACGGTTGCTTCGTAAGTCATTGTGGTCGGCAGATGATGAATGTAGTATAGGGCTGACAGATGAGATTTGGTTGTGGTTGGTCCAGTTTCCAAAGTGTCACCATGGCAATGATAAACTGTAAGAATGGGAGTATAAGAATAATCCTATTTCTCATTACCATGCTCACGCTGAAATTCTTCTAACTTGTCCATAATACCATCAAAAGATTGAATCTGATCAATCCGACAGATCAATTCTGATATACTATTACAGACAGCAGATCGTTCTTGTCTAGCAGCATATGCTAGAGCATTACGAAGAGATGCTTCTGCTTCTTTGAGAGATTCTTCAACTGATTTAGAGAGTGCCATTTAATTTACCATCAACAAAGTGTAACATTTTACGGGGATAAGCAGCGTAGTGAGCAGTCCACACTGCTGGGTACACTTCACAATAGCATGTGAAGTTGGTTGCTCTTATTCTACCATGATTTCCATTAGGAACCCACTTAAAGTTTGCCCATAGTGCCCTTTCAAAATAATCTGGATCACCAGGCATTACCTCAACAAAGTCTGCTGTGTCTTTGTAATCAATTTCATACAAATAACCAGCAGGACACAACCAATAGTCAGTCATTACACAATCAAGGTCTTTTGTTTGTAGATCCCTGTTGTGAAATCCTGCTCCTAAATCATAAGAGCAATGGATTGTGTCGAACATGCCCATGGTTAATCCTCATCTGGTGGTGTTTTTGGATTGGCAAATGTACCATAGTTGTATGTATAGTAGAGGAAATTATTGATGCTACGCTCAATGCCTAGCGATTCTTTCACATCCAACCATGACTGGTACTCTAATTGGAGATCTGGTCCTAATTCAATAGTTACTTCCATCTTGGTCCTACTGCCCATCCTACTAGTACATATCTAACACCAGTCTTAACTTGTTTTACTCTATGTCTGATCCTAGAATCAAATATACAGAGTGTGCCACGTTCTCTAGGAACAGTAATCATTTTACGCTGAGAATCATTCAATATCTGAACTACTCCACCAGTATAATCTTCTGGATTGGACAGTTGTAGAATGAAACTCAACTTTCTAGTATATTCATCTGGCAAACTAACTGCCGATGGAAACGTTGGATCATCAAATGCTAAGACTTGTGAAGCAACAGTATCTTCATGCCAATGATAATATTGGCCTGGATGATACTCTAAGTGATGACATTCAGTGAAATACATTCCAGAAAGATCATATCTAAAATGAGTATGAT